GACAACGGTAAGAAAATCGTTGTAGCAAGTGGCTTAATCGCGTCTATTGCTGATGCTGAAGAGCCTTCTACTGAGGTAGAGGTAACTGTTGAGCAAGAAGTAGCTGAGACTTACTCTAAAGAGCAAGTAGAGGGGTTGTTAAACAACATCATTACTGAATTCGAAGCTAAGTTAAGCGCTGCTGAAAGCAAGATTACTGAGCTTTCTAAAGCACCTGCTGCTACAACTGTTAAGCAATCTCGCCAAGCAGCACCGGTAGCACCTTTAAACATCACCGCCATGAGTAACATCGAAGATAGAACTCGTGCAATCGTAGCTAAATACAAAAACAAATAATAAAACAAAAACAAAATGGCTGATAACTTGACCATCACCTCATCTTACGCTGGCGAATTAGCGCTACCGTACATTGCAGCTGCTGTCCTTTCGGGAGACACTCTTGCAAACAACTACATCACAGTTAAAGAAAACGTAAAGTACAAAGCAGTACTTAAAATCTTGGCTTCATCAGGATTGGTACAAGCTGCTACTTGCGACTTTGATAACTCAGATGCTGCACTTACTCTTACTGAGCGTGTACTTACTGTAACTGACCTTATGGTTAATATCCAACTTTGTAAAGCAGAATTTACAAAAGATTGGGAAGCTTCTCAAACAGGAAGAGGTTTCATCAATGATGTTGTTCCTGCTAACTTCTCTGATTTCTTAATTTCTCACTTGGCTGCTAAAGTAGCACAAGAGATTGAGTGCAACATTTGGAAAGGTAACTGGCCATCTTCAGGATTCACAGGATTCAACGGATTGCAATACTTAATCGATGCCGGTAAAGGTGGTACTCCTGATGTAGATTTCGCAGCTTCTTTGGATGCTACTAACGTAATCGCTAAGCTTCAGTTATGTACAGATGCTTTGCCTGCTACATTGGTAGGTTCACCTGATTTGAAAATCTACGTTAACCGTAAGACTGCTCAACTTTACCGTCAAGCTTTGGCTACTGCGGGTTACTTGCAAACTTTCCAAGGCACTGCTCAGTTCCCATTGACCTTCAACGGATATGATGTTTATGTTTGCCCAGGTATCTCTGATTCAGTAGTTATCTTAGCTACACCTGAGAACTTAGTATTTGGTACAGATCTAAATTCGGATTTTAATGAAGTCAAGGTCGTAGACATGAGTTTTACCGACGCATCAGACAATTTAAGAATGGCTATGCGCTTCCGCGCTGGTGTTCAGTACGCTGTACTTGGAGACATCGTTATCGGATTCGATAACTAAATAATACTCCTTTGTTAAAAGAGTGGGTTAGCTAATAGCTGCCCATTCTTTGCAAAGTATTTTTAAATAACTTAAAAAAATAAGAACATGAGCTGTCTAACAACCGGTGGTTTTTTAGTAAATTGTAAGGAAGCAATAGGAGGAATCAAAGCGATTTACCTTGGTGCTTATGCTGATTTCTCTAATACCGCCACTATTGACGAAACTACGAATGTAGTTACTGCACTTGCTGAAGGTACTGTATTTGAATTTGAATTACCTAAGCATACAGGATCATTCACAGAGGAGGCTGCAATCTCTATCGAAAATGGTACTGTTTACTATACACAAACTGTTGTAGCTTCATTCCATGGTATGAGCGCTGCACGTTCACTACAACTTCAAAACATTTCTAAAGGTCGCAATGTATTATTTGTACAAGATAATAACGATAACATTTGGATGTGTGGTTATAAAGATGGTGTAGAAGTTACTGCATTCACTACTCAAAGTGGAACTGCCAAGGGAGACATGTCAGGATATACCATCACACTAACTGGAGAGGAAAAAGATAAGGCTTACTTACTTGACCAATTCTCAGGAACAGAAACTCCATTTGAAAACTTCGCTGATGTAACTGTTACAGGCGGAACATTATAAGTAAATTAGTGCTATATTTAAAGCATGATTTACCTACTGAAAAATACAGCAGCACAGCTCCTCTACCTTACACTAAAGGAAGGGGAGCTTTTGCTTGCTAATAGTTATACAGATTACCTGCTTGAATTAACTAACGAGCAGACACTTGAAAAGCTTTACGCTATTCCTAATCAGATAGCTCAGAATGATAGGTACACTACCATTCAGATTGGCACAAATGCCAACACACCTTTAGCTGCAAGCCTATTAATTAACTATCCAGCTCGCTTTAGTTATATCGTTTATGGGCAGAATAGCAGCACTAATTTGGATCCTACCAATGCAGTAGTAGAAGGAGTAATTGAGAAAGGATATTTGATAGTAGAAGATATTACTACTCCGCGATTCACAGAGCCTAACCTAACAATAGATAACGATATAGCCTACAATGGATAAGATACAACACTCAGCACCCATGTTAGTTAATCTTGGCGCAGCAATGCCTCAAGAAGCAGTAGAGAAAGAAACTCCTAAAGGATGGGTAACCTTAGGCGAGGCTAACTTATTCAGCGACTATCTTATAGATTTGTACTATAGCTCACCTGTGCACTCAGCACTAACTATGAGCATAGCCTTTATGATTGCAGGGAAGGAATTTAAGAGCAATAATCCTGCTGCTCAGCGTGAGATAGATAGACTTAAATTAAATTCAATTAGAAGGCCTATTACGCTTGATGCAAAGATGCAAGGGGGTTACTACTTAGAGATTATTTGGAGCGTAGATAGAAGCACAGTAGCTAAGATTAATCACTTGCCATACGAAAACGTAAGGCTTGCTGTAGCAAATGACGAGGATGTTATACCGGGTGTTTATTACTCAAAGGATTGGAACGATATCCGCAAGAAGAAAAATATTCCTACGTTTATTCCGATGTACAACCCAACTACAAAAAGTGATGAGCCATCACAGGTATTGTTTGTGGGTATAATGACACCAGGCAGCGCTTACTATCCTAAGCCTGACTATTATAGTGCTATTAATTACATCGAAATCACAAGAGAGATAAGCGAATTTTACCGAGCTTTCTTAAGTAACGGTATGGCACCGTCTTACTTCCTTCACATGAATAACGGTATTCCTGATCCCGAAGAGCAGATGGCTATTCGCAGAAATTGGGAGACCATGATGGGTGCTAAGAAGGCAGGTAAGGTAGTATTTACTTTTAACGAATCAGCAGATAGAGCTCCGCGTTTAGACTTAGTACCAATGTCCGATGCGGATAAGCAATGGATGGAGCTAAGCACTCAGTCAAGAGAGAACATCTTAGCAGCGCATAGAGTTACTTCACCCCTACTTTTTGGTATTCGCGATGCAGGTGGCTTAGGCAGCAACGCTGACGAAATGAAACAAGCTTACAGAATATTTAATAAGAATATAATTGAGCCATATCAGCAAATCGTTACAGATTCAATTGAGGAAGTATTTAAGGCTATGGGTATTGTTGCTGATGTATACATCGAATCTAATGATTTATTCAGCGATGAAATGGATGCAGCAATAGCAGCAACTACTCCTCCAACTGTTGCAGATAATGCAACTACTGATCCTAATACAGCTGCACCTGTAGCACCAGCAGGAGCATCAGTAAGTGATGTAACTTACAACGGTGCTCAGATAGCAAGCGCTTTAGAAATTGTAGCAGCTGTGGGTAGTGGAGCATTAACTAAAGAACAAGCAATCGTATTCTTAGTTCAATTCTTACAGTTACCTATTGACGTAGCTACTGCAATGTTTACACCTTCAGAAGGCAGCGCTGTAGCTAAACTCTCTGCTCAAAAAAAAAAGACTAATTTAAGTGATCCACAAGAGAAGCCAATCTTTACAGATGAAGACGAGGCTTGGTGGTGTGAATTCTTAGAGGATAAGGGCGAGATAGTAGACGAGGAAGAGTGGGAGCTTATCGAAGCTGAGCCTGTTAATCTTGCATCAGTTAGAAGCTACGCTAATCCTGATGAGAGAAGCCAAATGGATAGCGGATTGTACAAAATTCGGTACAGCTATTCAAAGAATCTTAGTGGTAATAGTCGCAAGTTCTGCCGCCAAATGGTAAGCGCATCTAAAGCTGGATATGTTTATCGTTATGAAGATTTGCAAGCAATGGAATCAGATACTAATGAGCTGAATCCTAACATGGGCCATAATGGCAGTACTTATAGCGTGTGGTTATACAAGGGCTCAGTCAATTGTAAACACAACTGGGAGCGCAGAGTATATTTTAGAAAGCGTGAAAAGGGAAGATTTATTGCAGATAACGGATTAGATTCAAGTAATCCAATCTCAGTAGCTAAAGCAATAAGAGCAGGCATGCCTTTAAAAGATATAGCTAAAGACTTTGCTACAGCTAACACTCGCCCATTTGATATGGATGACCAAGGCAGATATCCTACAAACAATTAAACACTAATAACATGGCAATAGCACCCGAAATACTTTTCATTAACGAGGAATTCCTTAAGAAATATACTCAGCTGAATGAAGCTGTAGATACTAACTTAATTCGCCCTGCAATTTACTTGGCTCAAGATAAGTACATCACACTTTGGCTTGGCACTAATCTAACTAACAAGATTAAATCTGAGATAGAGAATGGCACGTTAGCAGGAGTGTATGAGACTTTATTAAATGAGTATATCGTTAAACCAACTGCATGGTGGACTATGGTAGAGCTTTATCCTATGCTGATGTATAAGCACGATAACGGTAATTTAGTTACTCGCCAATCTGAAAACACTACAGCTATTTCTTCAAGTGAGCTTGCAAGTCTTAGAGACATGGCACGTGAGAACGCTAACTATTACACTCAGCGTTTAGTAGATTACTTGTGCGCTAATAATGCAGACTATCCCGAATATAGCAATAATACAAGCCCTGATATTACACCCATTCGTGTAGTGAACAGGCAGAGTCAAGTAGCTTTTAGCAGAGCTGCTATTGATAGTGCTAACCCATGGTATAGATTTAGCATTCGTAACTTTACTAACTAAATGAAGATAACAAAGGAAGAGCAGACACGTAAAGACTATGAGAAAAAGCTCAAAGTCTATTTAACTAAACGCGATAAAGAACTAAGAAAGAATGAAAGCACCAACAATCGAAGAGCTTAAAGCTCAATTCACAGAGCTTGGCTACAAATGGCCTACTATTCACGTGGTAGGAATACGGTCTAAAGCAAATGAGCCTAATAAATTTGATGATCTAATAGGCTTGGTGCAAGGTGGCGAGGTGAAATGGTATACCGGTACTACTAACCCAGGTACATTTTGGCTTAATAATCCTATCAATTCTTTAGGCACAGCAGTTTTAAAGGCAGGGCAATACGTAGATACTTATACCATTGGCTTGCACAAGGGTAAGTATACTGCTTTAGTGCAGTCAAAAAAGGTAACTGTATTCCGAGATAACGATAAAGATAGCATAGCCGAGGAGCAAGGCAAAGAAGATACAGGGCTATTTGGAATTAACATCCATCGCGCTAATGAATTAACAGAATCTACTAATATAGATAAGTGGAGCGCAGGATGCCAAGTGCTTAATAGTTCTAAACAATTCAAAGAGCTGATCCAAGCTTGTTTAAAATCGGGTAAAAAGTCATTCACTTATACACTACTTCACGAGGCATGAGCAATCACCAACAACAGATAGCAGAGGGAGTAACCGGTACAGTTAGCAGCATTCTTTTATCTGTGCCTGCATGGATGGTAGATGTAGAATTCGCACTAAAGATATTCTGTCTATTGCTTTCTGCTGTAGCTTCTGTATTCACCATCTATAAGATGAGTAAAAAGAAGCGCTAAATGAATTGGCTTAAGAGCGTATTTAGTAACGATAAAGATGCAAGTTCTAAACGAGTAGCTTCTATACTTGCTTTAATAGTCTGCATTAACTTAAGCTACATTGGCACGTTCACAGAGTATAAGACTCCCGAATACATGTTCGATGGCTTGCTTATTTTAGCAGGTGGTGGCTTGGGATTAACAGTTATTGAATCTATCTTTACCAAAAAGAAACCAAATGACTCAGCAAACGAAACATCAAATTAGCGCAGCCATTGTTATAGCAGCAGCTGTATTTTTGTGCATCTTTATTCAGTCTATGTACATCATGATTAAGGATAGTGAGAAAGCTATTGAGGGATATGAGAGAAGAGCTGATAGAGCTACGCATGTTATTGATTCATTAGAAGCTACCAACGTGCAGCGTATGCAAGAAATTGCACAATTGAATGTGCAGTTAGAACAAAATAAACAAATCTATGAAGCCAACATTAGCGCTATTGATTCTTTGGATAGGAATGGCCTTAAGCGAGCCATGCATAATCTACTCTCAAACCTTACCTCAGAGAGATACCCTGGTCAGCTTAACGACTGAGCAAGTAAGAGCGCTACTTAAGTTAAAGGCTGAGCGCGATTATCTATTTAAAGCTGTAAACATCTGCACTAAATCGGATAGTGTTAAGGGTAAAGTTATTACTGATCAGGCTAAAACTATAGACGCATGGGCAATAACTAACGAAAAGACTTCTCAGCAGTTAGTTAAATCACAAGAGCAGCTCTATAAGGAAGCTGCACGTAAAGAATCTTGGCGCAGCGCAGCGCTAATAGGTATCCCTATCTCATTTATAGGAGGCATTATCTTCACTCTATTTTTCTAAGCTAACAATTATTTGTTAATAACTTTGCTATAATTAGTAAGGTTTCTTTTGCATATCTAAAATTTAGTAGTACATTTGCTAAAATTAAATCAATAAGCAATATGAAAAAAGCACTACTCTTCTTAGCCATGTTAATAGCTGGCTTACTCATCGGAGGATCATTCGATGCAGATACTCAACAGTTAGAAAAAATAGAAACCAATTTAACATCTAAATAATCATGAAAAAACTATTTGAATTAGAAGAGCAAAACCGTTACGATGGCATGTACTACTATCTTAAAATTGATGGCAGCTACCACAAATCTTTTAGCAGCTATGAAGAGGCTAAAGAGGAATATGATAAAGCAGTAAGCTTTACATTCCGTAAAACTATTTTATTATCTAAGGAGGTAGAGCTATGAAATTCCATGTAACAGTAACTCCAATTGACGAGGTAGCAATCTCTATAGCAGAGCGCTTAGGAACTGCTAACCTATTTATAGCAGATACTTGGGAAGTAGCGCAGCAGATGCTACCACTACTTATGAAGATTTACAAGTTCGATTATACACCAGTATGGATTAACGAGTATAATGACAATGCACTTTATGAGTGGGAAAATGACGAGGTAGTTATAGCTATAAAGAAAGTTTAGTATATTAGCAACTTAATTAATAATCAATATCATGAATAAACCAAACAACATAACCGGTAAGGTTATAGTCTCAAGGTGGGATGCCTCAACACTAAAGTGGAATCTGTACACAAATGCTCACAGCTATTCCCTGCAAGATTTTTCAAATGCTAAAAAGCATGGCGAAGTAATGCCTGACGATGGTACTTTCTTATTCCAATTTGAAAGCGAGTGCGAAGAGAATATTCACGATTACTTCCTATCCGATGTCTACGCTATCTGATCGTGCAAATAGCAGATTCATCTGCGTGCAGAGCTCACTACCGGGAGAGGAAATGAGCTACAACGAAATGGCTTCTAAAGTAGTCTATGAGAGCTGGCGAAGTTACTTCCAAAATAATCCCGATGAGTTACACAAGAGAGCCTAATTGGGAGAAGCTTAAACCATCTATAGATTGGGATGAGCAAGAGGAAAGGTTAGCAGACAAGTTAAGTAAATTAATTCATACACAAATAAATAACAGACAAATGAATCAGTCAACAGTTAAATCACAGAAATTCGTTAGAACTTGGGATGGCCCATCAGGTGCAATCCATTACTTTGACCTTGTGTTAGAGAATGGAGAGGTAGGTCAAGTAGGTGTAAAGGACATGAACAGCCCTAAGATTGCAGTAGGCGCTACCATTCACTACACATCTGAGGAGCGCACAGGCCCAACAGGTAGAAAGTCAACTAACTTTAAGCTACAGAATCCAATGCAGTATAGTGGCCCATCTTCTGCTCCAAGTGGTGCGGTGAATAGCGCTGTTAATTACCGCAAAGAATCACCCGAAGTGCAAAACTCTATCAGCAAATCAGTAGCTCTAAACAACGCTGTGTTATTCTGCAAAGAAACTAAGGGAAGTAAGCCAGGTGATGTATTAGATACTGCTGAGATATTCTTAGCATGGTTAAAAGGTGAGTCAGTAATTGAAGCTAAATTATCTACAACAAATGAAAGCAGCGAAGATGAAATGCCATTCTAAATTAACACCGTTTCACAGATGGGTACGCAGTCATTTTTTGACTGTGGCCCACTTTGCGGAAGTGCTGGAGGTGAGTTACCCAACAGCCCAAAAGTTTATTAAGCAGCCATTCACTATGAAGGTAACACACATAGGCAAGCTTGCTACAATAACTGAGGAAGAGATACCATACATAATTGAATTAATGAAAGACTCTAAACCATGAAAACACTTACTTTTTTACTACCAAAAGATGCACTCAAAAAGCAAGAGCTTGAGCTGTATATTGAAGAGAATAAGGATAAGAAAATCCCTAATAAAGAACAGTCTGCATCATATAATTTTGAATTTGATATTGATGATTTAGAACAAGATTTAGAATGCTATAGAGTAACTGAAGAAGAATATATTAACGAGTTTTTAAAAAAAGATTCTCTTCTGCGTTATTGTGTTCAGCCTTATGAATTTGTTGGAATCTTTAATAATAATAAAAGATATAAAGCACCAATGTTTTTAGCTCATAAAGAATTTGTTGACGCTTTAGATGAAATTGAATTTTACGAAGAATTAATTAGTGAAATGTACAACTACTTTCGCAGGTACAATAAAAATATTGATTACAGG